GCACCGAATTACACCGATCAAGTCCGTAAGGCCACCACGTCACGCGAAGCGTTCGCCATTGCTGCGAAAGCGGCAGAGGAACTGATGGCTTCGCAGGGCGGGGGCCGGTAAGGGAGATTAGCTCATGGCGGTTCCATCTTCATTGACAGACAATTTTGATGCGATATTAACCACGACCCTTCGGGCGTATCAGCCGAAGCTCCGCGACAACATTTCCAGGGGCAGCAAGTTCCTGGGCTTCTTGGAGTCGAAGGGTCAATTCCGTAAGCAGGACGGCGGCGAGCGGGTACAGGTCAACCTCATGTATGGCTTGAACTCGACCGCTGACATCTACAGCGGATACGGCACTTTGGACACGACCCCGCAGGACGGCATCACGGCGGCGTTCTTCGATTGGTCGCAGCTCTCGGTGTCGATCGCCATTTCCCGCAAGGAGGAACGGCAGAACAGCGGCAAGTCCAAGATCCTCTCGCTCCTGGAGAGCAAGATCATGCAGGCCGAGAGTTCCGGCAAGGAACTCCTGAACAACTGCATCACGGCGGGACGCATCACGGCGTCAGCCAGCTTAGGCCGGTTCCTGCCGCGTATCGGACGGATGGACAGCGGAGCCACTGGCCCGCAGCCCATTACGGCGTTGGTCGATGCGAACCCGTCGCGCTCTGCCGCAATCGGGAACATCAATCCAAGCACCTATTCCTTCTGGCGGAATCAGGCCACGTCCTCTGTCGCCACGACCTTTGCCGGTTGGAAGGCGGAAATGAACAACGTCTACAACAACTGCTCCAAGGGCGTCATGGGCAACCCTGATGTGATGATTGGCGATCAGGTCGCCTGGGAAACCTATTGGAACCTGATGGCCGTGCAAGAGCGGTACGTCATCGACGACAAGAAAACACTCGACATCCTCGGCGGATCAGAAGCCCTCAAGTTCCGTGGGGCGACCTTCATCTGGGACGAAATCGTGCCGGACGTGGAGACGAACGCCGAACTGGTTGACGCCATCGGTACCCCGACCGTCAGCAATGTCCACTTCCTGAACACCAGCACCTTTGAGTGGGTGGAAGATGCTCAGACGGGCTTCATCACCACGCCGTTCGTGCGCCCTGAGAACCAGGACGCGAAGGTGGCGCAGGTGTTGTGGATGGGGGCCTTGGGCATCAACAACCGGAGGAAGAACGGCGTGTTGTACGGCATCAGCCGCGCAATCGTCTCATAAGCGAACTGAATGAGGCACCCTGACGAGAGCCGAAGCGTCAGGTACACCATGCCAACACATTCGGCCCAGACCACAAAACGGCGCGGCTCCGCGTCAGTCACAAAGGCTCTGGGCCATTTAGGAGGGTTCAGTTATGTTGTTCAAGCGCGTGAATCGGGACCAGCCCGAACAAGTGTTCATCAGTGTGTTGTGCAACGAGGCGAATGCCAAGGACGATGCCTGCATCTGGGAAACCGCCAGCGCGTCCATCGACGGCGTGAAGGTGCGTCAACCGGATACCGGCGTCCTGTACGGATTCGTCGGCATCGCGGATAGCGCCATTGCGTCCGGCGACTACGGCTTGGTGCAGGTCTATGGCTACCGTTCGACCAGCAAGGTGTTCCAAACCAACACCTCGCAGGATACCGGACTGGCCTTGGCTCCCGTCGCGGCCACGCTGTATATGGCGTCCGTGGCAACGTCTACGACATCCAGCGCAGACGTGGTGCAGCGCCCCATCTTCGCCATGCTCGGTGAGACGATTGCTTCGTCCTCGGCATCGGCCACGATCAGCGCCAAGCTGTTCATTCGCGCCCTCTGAGGGCTAGACTTCTGTGGGGGAGGGCGCTATGCTCTCCCCCCAGTTGTGCCCTGGCTACCCCATTCAGCCAACGAAAGGACGCCCCGCCTCATGCAACACGCCAGTAATGCGCCTCCAGAAGATCGTCCGAGTCTCCCAGAAAAAATCCTTCGTCCGTATATGGAATGGATGCACGGCAAGAAGGCCGAGGTTCATCAGTGGGACTTCTACCGCTGCGTCGGGTGTCGTCGCCTGGTGAATTGGAAAAAGATCCATTCAGGCGGCTGCGATTGTGACACCGGCAACAAGCTCAAACCTGCCAAAATCACGCTCTGGGAAAAAGTCAAAATCTTGGTGTTTCCATGGGCGATTTGAAGCCGTTGAAGCGCGTCATGTTCGCGTCCACCGCGTACGGTCCCCTGTGGAAGCCTGCCGCTGAAAGCTGGCTCGCTGTCGTGGGGCATACCTCCAGATTTTTCGAGACGCATCCTGAATGGCCGTTTAGCCCTGCCGATCTGAGCGGGGCCGCGATCACCGACCGCATGTATACGCATTCCGCTGAGAATGCTGTCGTCAATGCCTTCCTCCAGGCCGAACCGAAGCTCGACTACCTGTTTATGACCGAAATGGATATGATTCTCCCGCACAACACCATCGTCAAGCTGATGGAGCTGGATAAGCCGGTGGCGGCAGGGATCTACTTTCTCCGTGGGGGCAAGGGCCAGCCGTGCCTCTACACCAAAGCCTTCTTCACGAAGGACAACCCTTACGTGCATTCCCCTGTCAGCATGTTCCCGTTCGATACCCCGTTCCCGCTCGACAAGCATGGACATGGAGGATGTCCAGGACTGGGCTGCGTCCTGTTCAAGCGCGAAGTCTTTGAGAAGGTCCAGTGGCCCTGGTTCGATCTCAAGGAAGGGAAGTTCGGGAGCGATATGTTTTTCTACACGAAGGTCCGTGACGCTGGCATCGACGTGTGGATCGACCCCACGGTACGGGCGTACCAGATCGACTATTCGGTGGAAGGGTTCGACACCTACGAGAAGCGGCTGAAGGACGATCCTGACTTCACGAAGTCGGGCGTGATTATCGGAGACACCGGAGAGCGGAAAATGCCAGAGATTGCCAAGGATGTCATGGAACTCATTAAGGCGGAACGCGAGGAACAGACAAACCTTCTTCAACGCGCCCTCCAAATTCTTGATCGGCCTACCCATGAGAAACCTAATGGCCGGTAGCTTACTCAAGCTAAACATCGGGTCAGGGACCGCGCCCCCGCAGGACGGCTGGCACAATTGCGACCTGACTCCTGGCCCTTACGTCAATACCGTGTTCAGCGCCGATAGTGACATCTGGCCCTATCCCGACGACTCGGTTTCCGAAATCTACCTCTGCCACGTCCTTGAACATCTCCGTCATCCGTTCTTTTTTTTCAAGGAAGCGTTTCGCGTGCTGATTCCGAACGGGACCATCCTCATTCGCGTCCCCTACGGGGGGCACCATGCGGCCTGGTGGGACTTGACGCATGTGCAGCCCTACTTTGCCGAGACGTTCTGTTTTCTTCAGCCAGGGTATGAGCGAGCCACTGGCAACCCGCAACACCAAACGCCTCCTTACGCATTCGGGGTGCAGACGATTCAGATGCGCCTCTCCATGAAACTTGCCGCCATGATGCAGCACTGGTGGTGGCGGGCGCTCTTTGCTCGCTATAGCTGGTTCTTTGATCGTGAGATTGAGGAACTGTGGGTCCATCTGTTCGCCCTCAAGACGGACGAGGCGCAGCAGTACTACCTGAAGGACCATCCGGCCAACGTGGTCGCGGCTGAGTTTTGCGCGTGGAAGCACCACTTGAACCCCAAATCAAAATTGCCAGACGACGGGCATTCCGCTATCATGGTGAGCCTGGGGTCCGGTGTCGCCGTCAACGGATTCATTAACCGCGTGGTCAAGGGGAAAGACTAATGCCCGTCTACCGTGTCCAGATTAACCTCGAAATCGACACCGAATCCAAGCAGACCAAGCTCGTCAATCAGCGCATGTTTGAAGGGATGCCGCCGACCGAACTCGTTGGCGGGAAGCGGAAAGGGCGCCCGCGTAAGGCGGTTGCTGTGATTGAAACGGCGAGAACTCCCCCGCCAACCTTCGCCAACTTCTCGTTCCATCCAGGAGTGTCCGAGTAGTGGACAAGCAGATTCTCGACTGGATCACGCCGTTCATCGAGAAGCGCGGGCCGTTCAATCATGTGCTGGAACTAGGGAGCCTGAACGTCAATGGAGCTATCAAGCCAGCGTTTGTCGGCACGGAACATTACACCGGCCTCGACATGCGCGAAGGTCCAGGGGTCGATATCGTTTGTCACGCTGCCGAACTCCAGCACCGGCAAGGTCTGGGGAAATTTGATTGCATCGTGGCAACGTCATTTTTCGAGCATGACGCGACGTTTTGGGAAACGCTGGCAGGCGTTCATAAACTCCTAGCTACTGGCGGGTGGTTTGTTCTGACTGTCCCAACACCCGAATGGGGCTACCACGCCGAACCCAAAGACTACTACCGCTTCACCGCTGACGCGCTCCGCGACGTGTTCTTCCACCGCTTCGACGATGTAGAAATCTTCGATCCGCTCTGGCCCACCGCGCCAGACTTTCCTCATTGCGTCTGTCAGCATATGGGTGGGTGGGGTCGCCTCAAACCCTTCTGGCCGTATCCATAATTCTTGCGGTTTATACGTAGATCGTGCATGATTGCAGAATGCCGTCCTTGAGCATTCGCAACCCGACCGGCAAGACCGTGCTTGGACCTCTCCAGGAGGCGATGTTTCAGCATTGGAACGACTATTACAGCGGCATGAGCGGGCGGCAGGGCATCGACCCCAATCCTGACAACCCTGCCCACCTCTACGATTATCGAGGGCAATTTAAGGCCGAAGTCCCGTTCCTGCCTGACCCTACCGACAATAACTTCCTGCACGGCGATTCACGATTCAAGATGCCAGGACATAGCAGGGGAGTTATCGAGCAGGGGGACGGTTATCTGAATACGCAGACAGGGCAGACCGGCGATTTCACCGCCGTCACTTCACCGCTCAAGAAAGCAATGCGCCCACGATGATCCACGTTCATCACAGCGGGAAAATGGGTGATCTCGTCTACGCGCTGCCGGTCATGCGGGCGCTGTCACGCCTCTCTGAAGATACGATCCACCTCACCACGTCCGGTATGTGTATGGGGTTAGTCCCGCTCCTCTGGGAGCAGCCCTACATCGAGGAGGTGATCTGTGACGAAGATCGAGCCTATGAACTTAAAGACGGCATCAGTAGCCACTGGGACTTCTACAAAAAAGGCGAAGGCGTCAACCTTAGCCTCCAGCCCGCCTACTACGAGCTGGATTCTCCGATCTCTTGGACGCTGGCGGCGGCTCGCATCGCAGGCGTTGAAAAGCAACTGACCGACGACGACTTTGTGGCGCTGCCCAGTCTGAAGAATCATCGCTCCTGGTATCGGTTGGTCAATGTGTCGCATGAGGGCAAGCTGGTTGAAAAGCCACGCATTGCCATTGTTGCCCCAGAAGTCGAGTCCCTGACTCCGGCTCCAGAGGGAATATGGGTGAGTGTCGCCACACGGCTACGGGACAAGGGCTACAAGGTCATTGTCATTGGGAAGCATGTGTCGTTTCTCATGCCATCGGGCATCACCGATCTGAGAGGTTTGACGACCGTGGCGAGCATGGCGCGGTTGATAGCGGAAGCCTCGGTGTTCGTGGGTGCCCATTCGTTTCCCTGGCACTTGGCACGGCATAGCGGGACGCCCGCTGTCTGCCTCCAGGGGTGGCGGGAAGGACTTCGGCGCTGTCTGCCGATTGATACCGAGCCGTCACGGTGTCCGTGGGTTGAGCCTGACGATTGGGAAGCCGCAGTCCAATGGGCGCTACAAGAGGGGGTCTACGATGGCAGTTGTACCCGATAGCTTAGAGAAATCAGAAATCACGTTTTTCATTGACGATCCAGTGCGGTCGAGCGGAAAAGACCGACTGAATCCCACTGGCGGGGACTTAGTGCAGATCCTTCCCTACGTCCGTGTACGGACCTTCGATTCCGTCCTCGGCAACGAGACGGACGAAATGATTATGCCGATGAAGCAATTCCTTGCCACGGTATCACCCTGGCAGGGCGTGAAGATGTGCGTGGAGTACCGTCAGAACGGGTCGTTCCCCATCGAGCAGAATAAGGGACCGAGGGGCGTCCAAGAGATCCACGAATATCGAGACATCTAATGACGCGGCAAGAGCTGCGTTCACGCATTTTCGATGCGCTGAATGTGTCGTCTACGTCTCCGGTGTTCTGGTCTACCGAGGAGATGAACGACATTCTCAATGAGGCGCAGGAAGCGTTTGCGGAGGAGGCAAAAGCCATTCACCGCACCGCGCTGATCTCGCTGCGTCCAGGTGCCAGCTACTACACGACTGCCAGTATCGCCGCCGATATGCTGGCCCCCATCCGGCTCTGGATGCAGACGACCAACCGGCGTCTCACCGCTGTCTCTCTCGACCAACTCGACCGCTACCATGAACGCTGGCAGGAATCGTCCGGCACGCCTGAAGTCTGGTGCCCGATTTCCTGGGATTGGTTCGCGGTCTATCCGCACCCCACCGTGGGAGGCGGCGTCATTCGCTTGGACTACATTGCCTTCCCGCGTGACCTTCAGCACGACGACGATAAGCCGGAAATCTTTGAGTCCGACCAGGAGACGTTGATTTTCTACGGCGTCTATCAGGGCTTGATGAAACGGTGGGACATTGTGACGGCATTGGAAGCCTACGGGCGCTTTGTGGATCGGATGAGGTCGGGAGTCGTCAACGCGGGGGTACAGGTCAGAGAATCGCAAGCGATCCAACAGGGCATGGCATCGGGGACACCGTACAGGTCTGACATCGGGAGTCGTTGGAGCTGATATGGACATCACCACACTGGGCGTACAGATCGACAAGATGCAGCTCGTCCTGCACGACGATGGCGCCATCTGGTCACGCGCCGAACTCCTGGGCTACCTCAATGACGCCTATGACGACCTGCTCTCTATTGGGCGCTGCACGACTCGCCTCACGCAAATCTGCGTCCCGCCGCGCTACGGGTTTACCTTCTGTTACGAGTGGGAAGATGCGTTTACCGATGATGCGCCGTCCCGCATGATGCTGTGGCCCGCGCTCACGAACCTTTACCGCTGCACCTACTACTGGGAAGCAGAGTTCCTGGAGGGCGTCACGCCTACGGAGTCCAGGGCAGGGATTACGCAGGACTGGGAACGCAGTCATATTGCCGACGCCGATCATCATTTCGTGTATGCGCTGCCGCACGACACCGACCTGATTCGGGTGGTGCGATGGAACAATAAGCGGCTCAACGGTACGTCCGTCCGTGACCTGGACTCCAACGATTCGGCCTGGTTCCGCCGTGTCGGGGAGCCGTGGTGGTGGACTGAAGGCACCAATCGACGGGGGACGATTGAACTCTACAACCTTCGCACCGACTACACGCAAGCCTACAACCCGCAGGACTTCACAGAAGGATTTGCGCGGTACTTCAACGGGAGCCGCACCTACACCGTGGATTCGTCGGTGTGGACGAACGACTACGCCTACGCGACCAACGGGGATAGGTACACGCTCGACCATGCGGTTCCGGCACTCCTGACCGGCCTGGGCTGGCGGTTCACCTTCGCCTCACTGACCACAGCTTACGACTCGACGCAGCAATGGGAACTAGAGCAGGTGCAAGGGACTGTCCCTACCACGGTCGGCAGGCTGCGCGGGACGTTTGGATGGGAGCGATTATTCGGGGTCACGCTAGAGGAGTTTGCGGTCGGCACGATTCGCGGCATTACCTCAGAGGACCGTCAATACTTTGCGGTCGGGGATACGACAGGGGGGATACGCGCCTTGCAGTCCTCAGTAGATTCCGTGGAAATTCTCCACACGGTAGTCCCTGACGTGGATCTAGGGGAGGACGATGAGCCTGGGCTAGTGCCTGCGTGCGCCATGAAATATCTACGCTATGGAGCATTGAAACGGGCGCTCCAACATCCAGGGCCAGGACAGAACCCGAAGATTGCGACTCACTATTCTCAGCGCGAGCAGCTCGGCATCAAGTTCCTGACGAAGCTGTCCGACCTGGGCTACTACGATAGAGTGCATGTGCGGGCGAGTGTGGACGGTGAAGATTCCACGCGCCTACCCTATGCGCGACTCCCCTCTAACTATCCGTCTGTCTGGTAACGCATGGGACAACCGAACCTTAAAGCGTGCGCGACTCCTGACTTTGTGGGCGTCAATTTGCGCCGTGACACCGTGATGATTGCCGACAACGAGCTGGCTTCGGCCTCAAGCGTGGACTGCTACACGGAGCCTGGAGTCATTCGACCACGGAGGGGCATGTCGTTGCTTTTGAGTGGTGTGGCGTCCGTCAAGCTCCTCGTCAAGGCGCTCGCAGGCTACCGCTACTCCTGGCAAGGTACCACGGTCTACGCGGATAACACAGCGATTGCCACCAGTATCGCGGGCGACTATGCCGCGCTCGTCCCGTTCAGACCCTTGAACGAAACGATCACCTATATGTTCATCGCCTCAAGCAGCATGAAGAAGCACGGATCTGCCGGTACCTCAAAGTGGGGCATCTACGCGCCGACCGATACGCCCGTCACGGCGGCAGGGGCCGCAGGGGCGCTGACGGGGAATTACATCATCCGGTACACCTACGCCCGCATGGTCGGGGCCGTCGTGATGGCAGAATCGAACCCGTCGCCGGTCAGCAATACCACCGTCCTCGCCGCGCAAGTCTTGACCCTCTCCAATCTCGTCGCCTCGACCGATGCTCAAGTCACGCATGTCCGTGTCTATCGCACGACGGCTGGCGGGGCCAGCTACCTATTCGACCAGAGCATTGCGAACGGCACCACGACCGGCAGCAGCACGGTCGGTGATACCGCGCTCACCGATATTGTCGAAACAGACAACGATCCACCTCCCGTCACGCACTGGGCCTGGACGCACCTGGAGTTTATGTTCCTGACGCAAGACCTCACGAACCCGCACTACATTTGGTTTAGTAAGCGGTTTCTGCCTGAGGCGGTCCCGCCCGCGAACTTCCTGGAAATCGGCAACCCCAACGATCCGGTCATGGCGGGAGTCAGTCATGCGGGAGCGTGCGGCGTGTTCACACGGACAACGAAATATCAGATCATCGGCAACGACGAAAGCGGGTTCGTCCCCATTGAGTCATCGAGTCGTCGCGGCACGATCTGCCCGTATACCGTCTGCGTG